TCCGATCTCCCTTCCTTTTTACGCCCGAACTTTTCAACATTTAGGAGCAAAGCCTTGAACTTCGAGAACGCCGTCCAGCAATTCATTGCAAACGAAACGTGGTTGTCTGCAGCGCACGCACCATCGGTCGTTGCATTGCAAGCCGTGGCCATCGAACTTGACCGGGAAGTGACCGCGGCCTTGATTGCGCAGTTCGGTGTGCTCCACCGGTCGTTGCTCAAAGAACGGCCAAGCGTGCAAGCCGATTTAGATCCGTTGGCTGAACTGTTGCGCCGTGGTCTTTAGTCCGGCACGCCATACCCCACCGCTAACTCCAGAGTTCGCTGCGGATATTGACCGTTACCTGCCAGCGTTCGAGTATGCCTGGACTGTTGCGAACGGAAAGCCGTTTCGCTTCGACCCGTGGCAACGTGAGCTGCTGCGCCGCGTTACCGAACTGTTACCGTCAGGCGAATTGCGCTGGCGCTCCTGCTTGGTGTCGGTCCCACGTCAGAACGGCAAGACCGAACTTGTTACGGCCATCGGTATCTGGGCTTTGTTGCGTGAAGCGAACCAGTACAACATTGGTATCGCCAGCACTGTTGACCTTGCTCGGTTGGTGCATGATCGTGTGTTGCGCATCATCAACGCGAACCCGACACTTCAAGGGATGATGTCAAAGTTGACGGAGACTCGAGGGATTAGAACAAGTGACGGAAGCCGTTACGAAATCAAAGCGTCGAAGTCGTCCGCGTTGCAGGGTATCCCCATTTCGGTTGGCATCATTGACGAGGTGCACTTGGTTGACGATGCGAGCTGGTCGGCGTTGCAAACGGGACTCGGCGCACGACCTAACTCGATACTTGTCGGCATCACGACCGCCGGGGACGAGAACAGCGAATTGCTGACTCGACTGTACGGGATGGCTGACAAAGCAATCGCGGGAGACCTTGACCGTTTCGGTGCTTGGATATGGGAAGCATCCGAAGCCATTGTCCCCGATGACGACGACGAGTTTATGGCCTTGCTGGTCGAAGCCAGCCCAGCACTTCAAGACGGTCGCATTGACCCGAAACTTGTTCTCTCTGATGCGCGATCCGAACCCGACCTGGATGTTATCCGGTACCGGCTCAACCGATTCGTGAACACTGCCAAGGATGTCTTTATTCCGTTCTCGTTGTGGCTCAAGAATGAGCGTGGCATTGACGATGTCATGCCGACCGGTCAGGTTGTGTTTGGTATTGACCGTTCCCCTGGCTGGGAGTTCGCAACGGTGGCCGCAGCTGTAATGGTTGACGGTGTGATCCACACCGAACTTGTCGCATCCATTGTGAAGCCAACTTTGGAGAAGTTGATGCTTGTCGCACAGCAACTTCACCAGCACTCTCCCCGGGCTATCATCATGGACGGTCTGATGCTGAAGGACTTGCACACTGAACTTGTCCGTCGTGGTATCAATTCAGAACTTATTCAGAACTCGCAGATAAACGGTGCTTGTTCGTCGTTTCATGCTCGGCTCAAGAACGAGACGCTCAAGCATGCACCGGATCCGTTGCTGTCGGTGCAGATTCCGCGCACCGTTCGCAAGGTGCTGGACAATGGGTTCCGTATCTCGCGGCGTGACTCGAGCGTGGAGATTGACGCGGTGATGGCTACACTGTGGGCTTGTCATGGTGCTGAAACGCTGAAGCCCGTGGCGACCCGAACCATCATGATCTAGTCTGGTAATCTAGTCCTCTATGGACAAGCAGACTCTCGATGGTTACCCCATCCCACCCGTTGACCCGATGGACTTCATGCAGTGCGATTCCTGCCAATAACATAAAACGTACAATTTAGACACGCCACGCAAGATTCTTGCGTCGTGTGGTACGATTATTGCGTATGGCAAGCCTTCTGGACTTCCTGAACCCGTTCCGAGCAATCGAGACGGTGCGTTCAGTCGCGTCCGAATTCAGCACCGAACTCACAACGCGATCGTCTATCGTGCCACCGCCACGCTCCGCATCTGCCGGTGTTGCACCTGTCGAAGCGGTGAGCATCGCTGCGGTCTATCGTGGTGTCTCAATTCTCTCGAACGCAATCAAGCAGATCGGTGTGCACCTTTACCGTGACGATGTTCGGCTCGAGTCCACTCCAATCTGGGTTAGGCAACCGGACGACAAGATAACCCGTGCCGAGTTCATGGCGCGTACTGTCAATTCGATGGCTGTGGCCGGAAACGCTTACTGGCGTGTTTCGCGCAACGGTCGCGGCGAGACGGTCAAGCTTGAAGTGCTGAACCCATTCGACATGATGATAAATTCTACGGATAGCGGTGAACTTACCGGGTACACCTATCGGGGTACTACCGATTACGCAATCAATGAGATTCAGCACCTCAAGATGCTTGCTATGCCCGGCAACCTTTACGGCCTTGGTCCGATTCAGGCTTGCCAGGCGGAATTGCGCAACGCGAAGGACACACGAGACTTTGCGTCAAAGTGGTTCTCGGATTCGGGAATGGCTGCGCAGGTTGTTTCGCCGAAAGTTCCCGTTTCGCCTGACACGTTGATTGACATCGCCGAGTCGTTGCGCAACGCGCAGACTGGTGGCAGTGTGGTTGCACCTACCGAGTTGTCCATCCAGAACTTGTTCCTCAACCCTCGTGACGCGATGTTCGTGGAAGTTCAGCAGTGGAACACTGCGCAGGTCTGTCGCATCTTTGGCATCCCCTCAAATTTCATGCTGGCCGAAAGTGGCAGCAGTATGACCTATTCGAATGTCGAACAAGAACAGATCGCATTTACCCGGTACTCGCTGTCTGCTTACTACATCGAAATCGAGCAGGCGATGGGACAACTGCTCCCACGCGGAACCGACGCACGCATGGACATCGATGCCTTGCTCCGCAACGACCAGCTCACCCGTTACCAAGCCCACCAGATCGCAATCGCGGCCGGCTTCAAAACAATCGATGAAGTTCGCCACGACGAGAAACTGTCACCACTGTTAGGAGTTCCCAATGGAACAATTTGAGACCCGTGAGATGGAGTTCCGTCTTACTGACAAGGACAAGCGCGAAGTCGCTGGTCTTGCCGTCCCCTATGAACAACTTGCGCATGGCGAGATGTTCGCCCGGGACTCCGTAACGCTGGACCCCGAAGCCAAACTCATGTGGCAACACGACAAGACCGAACCAATCGGCAAAATTGTAGAAGGCCGTCATACAGCTGAAGGCTTTGAGATTCGCGCAACCATCTCCGACACCGCACGCGGTCGTGACGCAATCACTCTCCTCGAGGATGGTGTCATCAACCGATTCTCGGTCGGATTCTTTATGCGCGATTCAACCACAGACGAGAACCGCAACCGCGTTGTCACTGACGCACTGGTCGCTGAAGTTTCATTAGTTTCGTTTCCGCATTACAGCGGAGCGATTGTCACCGAATTGCGTGACGAACCCGAACAGGACATCCCTGTATCGGCTGAACAAAAAGGAGAAATCATGGATGAAATCCGTGACCTGACTCCCGAACTCGCCGAAGTTCGTGAGCGCATTGAAATGGTTGAGCGAGAAATCGCTGACCTCGGCAACGTCGAAGCAGCCGCTTTGAGCTACCGCACCGCTGGAGACTTCCTTCAGGCACTCGTCAGCAACGACGAGAACGCAGTCAAGATGTACGACCGCGTGTTCACCGGTGCAACCACCGCAGATAGCGTTACGACCCCCATCGACGTAGACCTGATCCGTCTCGTTGCACAGGCTAACCCTCTCGGCTCCGTATTCGGTACGGGTGTTACACCTCCCACCGGAATGAGCATCACGTTCGCACAGGTCGACTCCATCACCGATGGAACCGATGAGCAGTCCGGCGAAGGTGAAGACCTTGGCTACTACCAGCTCAACCTCGAAACGTCCAGTGAGCCGATTATCACGGTGGGCTCGCATTCGTCGCTTTCAAGGCAAGTAATCGACCGCAGTTCGGTTGACTACTTGAACTCGGTTCTCCGTGGTCAGGCAATCGCCCTCGGAAACGCACTCGGACGCTTGCTCCGTGTCAAGTACCAAGCCGTTGTCCTTGCACAGCTCACCGCTGGCAACAAGGTCACCCTCTCGGCACTGACGTACGACGGATGGGTTGGCGGACTCGCTGACGCAGCTGCAACGTATTTCCAGCCCAACGGTGTCCAGATTGACGCACTCGTTGTCGACAAGGCCACCTTCAAGGACTTGCTCGCTCTCGACGGAACCCCGGTTATCTCGTTCTCGGGTGAAGCCCTTGGTGCTGTCGGTTCGGCAAACCCGTCGGGACTGCGTGGAACCATCGCTGGTATCCCCATCGTCGTTGACGCTGGACTCGACTCAGTGAACAAGGACGAGTGCGCATTCGTTTCGTCGCTTGCTCTCCGTCAGTACACCTCGGGAGCACTTCGTCTCTCGCAGGAGAACGCGGTCAACCTGTCCGAACAGTTCAGCTTGAGCACATACACAAGCACCTGTGACGAGTATCCCGCGTTCATAATCGCGATCGACCAGACCCCGTAATAACCTCTAGGAGACTGGCGTGGCCATGACATGGAACAACCTCAAAGCGTATGTGAACTCCGCATCCGCCGATGACACCTTCGTAGAACAATGCTGGGACGAAGCGACAACGCTCGTCAACGCATACATCCGCGACCGTGATGTTCCAAACGATGTCTTTGACCGCGCCAGACTCGAGGTTGGTCAGGAACTGTTCAACCGGCGCTCTGCACCGAACGGCATCGCACAATTTGCGACGTTCGACGGTACACAAACGCAACGTGTCGCCCGTGACCCCATGGTCGGTGCGTACCCACTGCTGAACCCAATCATCAACGGATATTCGTTCGCATGATTTCCGAAGCACGAGCCGCACTCCTCGCTGTACTTGAGACAGCAGGGGTGCGCGCTTATGCGGAGATTCCCGACCGGGCAGT